ATGAACAGATTACCCGCCGTGCTTGAGCCGCGCAGGCCCGTGGCGTCGCCGATGTTGGCGGCGTTCGTATTCTGGAAAACGAGCAGCAGCAGGTCGTTTTCCCAATCGTTGGTCTTGCTCATCTAGGATCTCCATCCGTTCATCCAGCCGCCGCGCGCTGGCCGCACGAAAGCTGGTCGAGGCGCTGGCCTCGGGGCCGGTGGCGGGGCTGGCTGTTCCGCCGGTTGATCGATCTGCGCCGCAGGCTCCACCGGAGCCGCGCGTCGAAATGTTGCGCTGGCCGAGGCCAGCCGGGACCAGTTGACCGCGAGGGCTTGAAGCGCCGCGTATGCATAGACGCGGCAGTCCAGCGCTTCGTCCAGACGCGGACAGGAAAGCCCTTGGTGTAGCGGGTGCTGATCGTCTCGGCGGTCAGCTGGGCGAAGTAATCGGCCTCGCGATCCGCCGGGAAATGGCAGAAGCCCGCGCCTGGCCTCGAGATCTTGAGGCGCGCATACACGGCCTCCTTGGCCGCATCGACGCCGACTAGGAACAAATTGACCCGGCCCGAGTTGTTCTTCGACGCCTTCTTCGGCCACACCGGACGCCCCGGCCCGGCCATGCCTTTGATCGCATAGACGCGCCGCCGGTAGCGGTCGCGGCAGTACGCATACACCGCTTGCGTGTGGTGCCCACCGCTGTCCACCGCCGCCGCCGCAATCGATAGCTCCGCGCCATCCTCGCGCCGCAGCGGCGTCGTCAGCAGGCGGTCGAGGTCAGCCCAGAGCGCCGGCGCAGATGGGTCGCCGTGGATCACATGCCACCCGAGCGACCAACTCTCCTCGTCCCGCCCCCAGCCGACGATCTCGACCTCGAGGCGGTTGTCCTGCACATCGACGCCAGCCGTCAGCACCAGAACATCGGCTGGTGCGTCGGACCATTCCTCGCGGCGGTCCATCAAGCCGGTGTCGTCGATGCGCTCGCCTGCGTCTTCCCAGGTCTCGCCGAGGCTGGTGTTCGTCCAGGCCTTGAGCGTCTCGGGAGATTTCTTGGCCTCGATGAACGCCTGCGCGATTTCGCCGATCCTGGACCATGGCGAGTACAATTCGCTCAGATGGAACCCCGCGACGCTGTTCGTCGGTGCTTCCGCGCGCCATTCGCCCTTTTTTATCGCGGCCCACCGCTCGACATCCGTCCATTCGCACCCGCACGCAACGCAATGGATGGCCGCGCGGTGCGGTTCCGTTGGCGGCCAGCGCACAGACGACCACCGCAGCACCTGATGCTCGTTGCAATGTGGGCATGGCACCCAATATCGGCGCTGATCCGACGCTTCGAACGCCATTTCGATGCGCGAGCCGCCCCTTACCGTCGGCGTCGATGTCAGAACCAACTTCCGGTTCCAGAATGTGGCGCTGCGCTTGCGCGCCAGCGTCACCGGGTCGCCTTCGGTGCCCGCTGACGCCGGGTATCGGTCTACCTCGTCGCACAAAACGACCCGAATGGGCCTCGAAGCCAACGAAGCAGGGCTGTTTGCACCGCAGATCGTCAGATGCCCGCCAGGAAATGCTTTGTGCAGCAGCGTGTTGCCGCTATCGCGGCTCCGCGCGTCTTTGATCTTGCCCCGAAGCGCCGGCGTATCCCGCAACATCGGCGCAAGACGGTCTTTCGACCATGCTTCGCCAAGCTCCAAAGTCGGCATCAGCACCAAAACCGGCGCTGGATCCTGCGCGACGTGGAAGCCTATGACATTATTGACGATTTCGGTTTTTCCGACCTGCGCGCTCGACATTACCACGACGGTATCGACGCGCGGATCGCTGATCGCATCCATGATCCCGCGCTGGTATTCCGCTCGGGACGTGATCCAGACGCCGGGCTCTGCCGATGCCTCGGGGCTCAGACGCCGATACTGATCAGCCCACTCGCTGACCGTCAGTTTGGGCGGGGCTTTCAACGCCGCCTGACGGATCGCTCGCACTCGCGGCCTCAATACCTGCCGCGATTTCTCCAGCATCTCGAGCGAGTTCATCAAGCGCCTCTGTGATGCCGCGTTCGATGAGGTCGCGGCAGGTGATTTCGTCGGTCTCGATGGCGACCATCGGGGCTAGCTTGCCGGGCAGCGCGAGCAATTTGGAGCGCACCGCGCCGTATTCCTCGGCCACGACGTTCTCGACGGACGAGATATCGACCAGCTCGCCGCGCATCCGGTCGCGCTGCATCTCGGCGATTTCGGCTTCGGCGGCCAACTTGCGGCTGCGGGCTTCGTCGGCGTCGGCTGGCTTGTTCGACGCTATCGCGCGGGCCTCGGCTTGCTTCTCAAGGAATGCCGTGACGGCCGCCGAGTTGAAGATGACCTCATGGCCCGCCTTGCGGCAGGCCAGACCCTTGCGGACCCATTGGTCAACAGACTGAATCGAGACGCCGAACAAGTCGGCAACCTCGGTCTTGTTGATCTCGCGACCGGCTCCCGTCCGCTTCCGCACCCTGCCGCCCTCATGTCGAATAACATATATAGTTCAATAGGTTAGTCGCTAGAAAACCATCGCGGTCCGAATTACCCGAAACGCTGATCGCTCAAAAGGGACCCGTCTGGCACGCTTCTTGCCCTACCTTGCCCTTGCTGGGTATAGGGCCATGCCCTGGGCCAGCATCCGAGGCCATGCCTCGACCGCCGCCTGCTGGCCGACCTCGTAGAAGCGGAAGATCCTACGATACGTCGCGCGCGTCGCGAACGCCATGACCATCTCGACCTTGCCCGACCGCGCCTCGCGCCGGTAGATGCCCGGCGGCAGGCCGCCACGGCGTTTCGACACGGCGAAAAACTGCTCGCCCGCCCGCTTCACACTGGCCCGCCGCTTCTTACGGTCGGTGGGCAAGTTCGCGCGATATCCCTGCTCACCGAACGCCCGCAGCTGCGAGAGGATGCGGACAATCATCGGGCCGGGAATGTTGCCGTTATAGTCGATGCCAGCGAACCTGCGAGCGGGCGCGGCATACTGGTTGGGCTGCATGATCCCGGCGGCGATCAGAGCACGTTCAAACCGCTTGTGCCGCCGCTGCCCTCCAGCCTCCAGGAACCGCAGGTATACGCCTGCTGGCGTGCCCTTAGAACCGAACTCTCGGTATGCCACAGTCGCTTCTGGCTTGGCCTTCGTCGCCGGGCTGGCCCGCAGGCTGTTCAGCGTCCAGGGCCGGGGCGAGTCGAGCACTCGCCGCATTTCAGATCGGATCGCATCCTCGGCAACCTTGGCCGACTTGGTCAGCGCCCAGACCGCCGCAAACGGGATCTTGCGCTGCTGATCGGCGAAGAACCGGGCGACTTCATGCGCGTTCGACCCGACTTTTGTCTGGATCATCCCGCACCTCTTCCGATTACCCACATCATAGGCCCAACCCTCCCCGCGTCAAGCCCATTCGCGCGCGAGAATATCCAGCGCCTCCCGCAGTATAGCTGACGCCCGCCCGCTGCGTTGATGATGGATCCTGTCCCAGGCTCCGAGAGCCTGCCCAAGTCCCAGGATGTCGATAACGATGGACGCCAGCGGCCCGCGCCCGCCGAGGCGCTCCAGCGCGGCCGCCACCGCCCGGCCAGCGTCCACCCGGCGCTGGATGCCGCCGTCACCTCCTCCGCCGCCCGGTGCCCGGTCTAGTGGCGCGGCCCCTATGCCGGCGAGCCCGGCGATCTCGTAGAGCGCGCGGAACCGCTCGCCCGCGCTCCGCTGGCCGGCGTCGATGGTCCCTGCCCGTTCCATCGCCGCCAGCGTGTCCACGACCCTCCATGGCCTTGAGGCCCGCCCTTGCGCATCGGTGTATGCCCGCCCACCGCCGCGCTCGGTGCGCTCGGGCTCGGCCACCTCGATCCCGTGCTCGGCGTGCTGCACTCGCTCCAGCGTCGGCGGGATGACCGGCTCGGTAGGATCGACGCCGGGGCGGGTTTTCCGGGCGCTGGGGCGGGGTTGGCGGGTCAGGCTAGGCATGGGCGGGGGCTCCTCTCATCCAGCCATCGTGGGCGGCAGATCGTCGCCGCGAGTCCAGTCTACAGGCGGCGACCTCACCGCCACGACCTCGGCACCTGGGAACACCGCCTTGGCCGCGCTGACCGCCTCCGCGCGGTGCAAAGCGACCCGGACCAGTTCGTCCAAGGTCCACACCTCAAGGTTGCGACCATCAACCGCCACCGCATGGGCCTCGGCCGCCGTCCTGACGACCGAGATGACCCGGCCGTCGTGCGCCGCCTCCCAAACCACCGGCTCGATGGGCTGCGCCCCGGCAGCGGTCGCCGCTGCGTCCAGCGCCGCCACCGCACGCCGGGTGGCTGCGCCGTGGCGCTGGATGCCGCCGAGGTCATTGGCCTCCACCGCCCGGCAGTATGACAGCCACTGGCGGTCCCACCGTGCCCGTAGGTC